CTGTTGCCTATATGGAGCAGGCCGGTGTCAGCGAGCCGAAGGAGGGGACGCCCAGGCGTGCCCAGTACGACCTGGCTGTCAACTATCTGGTGCTTGATGCCTACGACCAGCGCGAGACAGTATTTGCCGGTACCATCGTGGCCGATAACCCCGCGTTCCGCCGGATCATGAACCAACTGAAGCTGACCGAGCCTGTGGTGTCCGAATCGGACACCGCAGGCACCGGCGCATAAGGAGGGGCCTATGGCGATCAATGCGGGAGACCTGAATCAACGGCTGCGGGTCCTGGAATGCAGGAAGGACGCGGAAAAAAATGCGTACCGCTGGGAGGAGATCGGGCGGCTGTGGGCCAAGGCGGAGCCGGATGACCGCCGAAACCTGTTCTCTGACGTTGGCATTGGCGCAAGAGGCGTGACATTCACCATCCGGTCCAGACCAAGTCTGACACTGCATCAAGCCTTTTTCTGGCGGGGGCAGCACTGCTTTTTGACATCGGCCATCCCCCGGGAGAATAACCGGGGGTACTGGACCGTGAAAGCGGCGCTGGTGGCTCCTGTGGACTGTCAGGCAGATATGGACCGAGACCCTCACGGAATCTGCTTCCCTGGCATTCTTACAGAGAAATATGTTGGCCATGATCAGCCGGATTTCCATTCGGAAGTCACCACGACCTATGTTCTGGTGACACCCAAGAGTGTTGAGCTTCGTCCGGGCAGCTGGCTGGTGGCTGATGGTCAGTACTATCTCGTTCTGACCCCGCATCTGCTGGACGCGTATAAAAACGAGTTTGAAATCCGGAGGAAGGAGGACTGCTGATGAGCAGATCTACCACCTTCGACATGCAGCAGTGGGATAAATTCTGGGAATACTGGGAGGACTTTATCGAGGAATGGCCCGAGGTTAAGCGGTTTGCACTGCTCACCATGGGTAGCTCCGTTCTGAAAGAAGTCCAAGATCAGGTTGTCCGACAGGGCGTCAATGACTCTCGCGGCCGGATCCGGCGCTGGCAGGATATGCGTGTCGGCAGCCACAATGGTTACGTGGCTGTTTCACCAGTGAGCGAAGATGTGGCAGTTACCAAAGACGGAAAAACCACCGCAAGGGACATCACCCGATATGTAGACCAAGGCCATGCGATCCGTCCCCCTTCCGGAACGGCAGCACGATATACGCCCCGCATAAAGAGTGGGCGGACGTATGTGCCCGGTCGCCAGTTCTACAGTTGGGCAAGAATGGACGCGCAGAAAATCGCCCTTGAAGCTGCTGGCGATGCTGTACGCGAGCTTTGCGATGCCATTGACGATGCCATTTACGGCGGTTAGGAGAATGATTCACGATGATTTTACCGAAGGATATTCAGGCCGCTATCTGCGCCAAACTGGAAGAGGTGTTCCCGGGCGAGACTGTCTATCAGGATTTAGTCCAGTCCGGATTTACCCGCCCCAGCAATCTGGTTGAGCTCGGAAAGATCTCTCTGGATCCGCTCTCCCTTGGCAATGGTGCAGTAAGCCTGCGATATGAATTCAAGTTGACCACCTTCTGTGAGGTGGATCAGGTCCACAACTCACATCTGCCTACGCTGGACCTGCGTGCGATGATGATTATGGGTGCCTTCGCGGCCGGATACCTGAAGGTAGCTGACCGGGCACCGAAAGTCACTTCTTTAGCGGCAGATACAAGCCTGTATGATGCGGCAGAGGTGCATCTGGTGCTGACACTGACCGTTGATCGCAAGGATTTCCTGCCGGAGACCCTTGTGGAAATCATGCAGACGCTGAACACAAGATTTGTTGATAAGAAGGAGGAATCCACATGAGCAATTTAGCTATGCCCAAGCTGACGGTCGCTTTTAAGCAGGCGGCCCGCACGGCTGTGGCTCGGAGTCAGAAAGGTATTGTGGCGCTGATCCTGCGTGACGCTGCTGCCGACGCCGAGGCTCTGAAATATACGCTGACCTCTACTGGCCAGATTCCCGCCGCTTTGGGTGTCGAAAACCAGAATGCAATCCGACGCGTGTTTCTGGGTGGCGTCAATCCCCCCAAGAAGGTTCTGGTATATGTCATGGCTTCGGCAGCCACCATCGCCGAAGATTCTGATGTTCTGACCTGGCTGTCTACGCAGAAATTTGATTATCTGGCAGGCCCCGCAGATTTGTCCGAGGCCGAGGCCGCTGTGTTCAAGACATGGGTTATCAACCAGCGTGCCGATAACTACGCCACTTACAAGGCAGTTCTGCCCAACACCGCTGGTAATCACGAAGGCGTTATCAACTTCGTGGCAAACGGCATTCTGGTGGATGGCGTTACCTACACCACCGCCGGATACTGCGGCAGAATCGCCGGTCTGATCGCCGGTACTCCTATGCAGCAGTCCATTACCTACGCTGCTCTGCCCGAGGTTGAGGACATCACCCGTATGACCAGCCTCGATATGGATACCGCTGTCGGCGGTGGCAAGCTGGTGCTGTATCACGACGGTGAGAAAGTCAAGTGCGGCCGCGGCGTCAACAGTCTGACCACCATCACCGGCCGTTCCGACATCTGGAAGAAAATCAAGATCGTCGAGTGCCTGGATATGATGCAGCATGACATCCGCATGACCATCCAGGACAACTACATCGGTAAGCTGCCCAACACCTACGACAACAAGCTCCAGCTGGTGACTGCGATCTCCGTGTACCTGCAGGCACTGGCAAAGGACGGTCTTATTGATGCCGGTTTCACTGTCGGTATTGATGTCGATGCCCAGGATGCTTATCTGCAGGAACAGGGCACTCCTACCGTCGACATGAGCGAGCAGGAAATCAAGGAGGCTAACACCGGCACTCACGTATTCCTGTCCATCTATGTACGCCCTGTAGACGCCATGGAAGACGTGGCCGTCAACATCTACCTGTAAGGAGGAAAACAGATATGGCATTTGAAACCGCAAGCCGTGTAATGAACGGCACCTTCGGCCAGCTGTGGGAAGACGGCGTGGAAATTGCGGAGGTCTCTGCTTTTCAGGCAAAGATCACCAAGAACTATGACACCGTGCAGATGTGCGGGCAGATGATGGAGGATCGGAAACTCATCAGCATCAAGGGGACCGGCTCCATGACGCTGCATAAGGTCTATTCTCGGGGTTCGGATGACGCGGAAAGTGCCCTGGCGGGCCACGATGTCCGCAAGACGCTGGTGGGCGCTCTGGATGACCCGGATGCATACGGCGCGGAACGTATCGCTCTGTATGGCGTGAGCTATGATGAGCAGACGATGGCAGACTGGACGGCCGCAAAGGCCGGGACCCTGACAATTCCGTTCCAGTTTACCGGATTCCAGTATCTGGACAAGGTGGAGGCGTAAGAGTATGGAAAAGAAAATGAATGTGTTGGATGTCCTTCTGCGCGCGGATCTTCCTGATATGCGGAAGGACCTGCCGGAGAAGCGGATCGAGATGATCCGGCTCAGCGACCTTGCCGGCGCGCCTGTGGAATTTACCCTCCGGGGCCTGACCTATAAGCAGGTGCGTGAGCTGCAGGACCGCTCTGAGGACCGATCCGCTTATGGCGTTCTCTATGGCTGTGTCGATCCCAACTGGAAGGACCCTAAACTGCTGGACAAGGAAAAAGGCCTCGTAACGCCGATCGACGTTATTAAGGCCAAGCTGCTCCCCGGCGAGATCGAGGATCTGTATATCGAGATCCAGCTTTTGTCTGGGTATCTGCGGCGGACCATCAACGATGTAAAAAACGCCTAAAGGCGGGAGACGACCCTGAACTGGCCCTGCTCTTTTATCTGTTCCATACCCATAACTGGGGCCTGATGGATCTTCGCAGCCTTCAGTCCTGCGGTGATGGCTGGCAGGAAATTATCAGGGAGTTTTCCGCCTATGAAGTCAATAGGTAAAGCCGATAAAAAAACGCCCTCCCATGGCGGGAGGGCGGAAATCCAGTCTTATCTGATTACGGACGACAGAAACAGGAGCATCAGTGAGACAAAAAAGACGACAAAGTCCCGCACAATGCGGCTTTTGTCGATGGAAATTCCGGCGCGAACCTGATCATCAAGGGAAGATGTATCAAAAACCAAAACGCAGCAGCAAACAAATGCCGCGATGCCAGCAAGCACGACCATGATGGCGGACACTCCTTCCCTAAAACGGTTTTTCTTTATCCTATCACAAGAATTCCGAGATTGTCAAGAAAGGAGCGTGATTGCCACGGCAAACGAGGTCAGCATTGTCATGAAAATGGTGGATGATGTGACTTCCACCATGAAATCCATTGCCGGGGCCTCCCAATCCCTGAATAAGGAGTTTGAGTATCTTCAGGGGAAGGCAAAGGCTCTGGGGACTCGGTACGAGAGCCTGCGGCAGAACTCCGCTAAGTGCCGGACGGAAGCGGATTCCCTGAAAAAGCAGATGCGGGAGCTGCGCAAGGCCATAAATGATGGCGGCGAAGGCGCGGAAACGGCAGCAGAGAGCTATCAGAGACTGGTGGAACGGTACGATACCCTGATGGATGCCGCAAAGGGCTACAGCGAGGCGGCCAGGAGCACCGTGAAGGACATCAACAGCGTAGCGGATGCGGTTCGGAAGCTATCGGACACCCCCAATCCGGATCCTGAGCCTGGGATAGGTCCGGGTATTGGGCAACTTACCAAAGGGCTGAGGAACAGCGGCCTCATCAAAGAGGCTGGTTCAGCGGTTTCTGGTTTTATCAGCGCTGAAATCACCAGTGCTTTGGGGCAGCCTGCGGCGGATGCCCTGAGCAAGACAATCTCTGGGACTATCAGCGGAGCTGCAGCCGGGTCTATTGCCGGACCTGTAGGGGCGG